ATATAAAACCATGCCCTAAAATTTAACATATGCAAGACGTACTCACATCCTTTATCCTTTTTTCCACCTTCGGAATCGTTGTGGCAATTTGGGAACTAATCGAATACACAATCAAATTAATCTTCAAATCCAAGAAATCATGAACAAATTCGAAAACGAAATAATCTGCGAACTTAGGTCGCAGTGGAAATATACCGAACTAAACTATCAAGCCTTTGCAAAGGAATGGCGTCGATTAGACGACGAAGAACAAGAAATTAAAGACAAGGAATCGCTAAAAGCAAAAGAGAACCGCGCAAACAAAAGAGCAACATTCGACAAAATGTACGAACTTGACAAGAAATGTGTCGCACTGATCAAGGCTATCGACAAACTCGAAAACTAAAACCCAAGAAATCATGAACAAATATCCAAACGGATACCTGCCAAAGGTTGTATACCACGTAAGCAAAGGCAATTTAGAAAGAGCAAAATCATTCATGGCATCTCATATTGAGAAGTACGGAAGCCTGACTGATGAGCAATGCAATTACGTAAGCCAAGAACTTCAAAATCTCAACAAGAAATGACCTTATCAGACGTAACCAAGAACGCGATGGCGCGAGCGGCTCTCCGCTCAAACCTTCGCCATTGGTACAACCAAGCAAGCGACGAAGAAGTCCAAGACGGATTGAATTGGTACGCAAGAGCGAACGATGTTGCAAGCGAATTGGCTTGCGAATGCTTTTCACCCTTAGTGACTGCGGGCGTCATCAGCGCACTAAGTCCGAACAACAAATGGAAACGAAACCTCATCGATGCAAGAGCGGTGCTCGATGCAGTCGACAACAACCAACCAAGCGACGCGGTCAAAGTTTGCACTTACAACGCCAACAAACTCAAGGCTTTCGAGATAGCAAGAGGAAACCAAGAGATACTGACAAAGTCACCCAAGACCTACGCCTTCGCCAAGAACGTCGGAGAACTTGATGAAAACTTCGTGACCATCGATGTATGGCACTTGCGAGCTTGTCAGACAAGAAGCAACAAGCGCAAAGAGTTACAATCCACCATAACCCCTCTACAATACAAAGTCATCCAAGAAGAAACGCTCAAGGTCGCCAAAGAGTTTGGCATCAAGGGCTACGAATTCCAAGCCATCGTTTGGGTAGCAATCCGCAACCGATGGAATAACCAATAAACCAAGAACAATGTCAAAGATGAAAGAACGACAAATCACAACCAAGCAAGCGGCTCAAGAGCTAACGCTTCAAGGCTTCAAGCCTGTAGTATCAGGATTCGATATCAGCCTTCGGGTATGGAACGAAGAACGTAGCGACTGCTACGAAATCCAAATGTCACCACCTCACATCGAGTGGCTTGCAAGTCAATACAGCAAGCGACTAGCCGATGCGAACCAAGCAATGAAAACACAATACAAAATCAACGACTAGAAACCATGAGCGACAAGAACTTTACCCTCAAGAAACCACGTAAGTTTTACATCATAAAAGTAGACAGCACGCACGGATTCAAACTTCAGTACATACCAAAACTAAAACTCACCTACGGAGAATTCTACTTCTACATCGGACAATTCATTCAGAAAGCACACATCAAATCAATCAAGTACATCGGAACGTACTTAGTCAAAGACCATTGGGGCAGAGAAACCGAAGAGATATTCGAAAACTCCAAGCGAGTCTTCCCTCAAGACCTTATCGAAGCATTCAATAACGACAAATAGAAATCATGTATCAAATAGTAAGCAAGAGCAATCAAAGCGTCATCAAGGGGTGGGGCACAACGCACTTCGAGGGAACACTCGAAGAGTGTAACAAAACACTACGAAAAATCAAGTACATATTCAAGAACACTTCAGACGAATTTAAAATCATAAAGAAATCATGACAGGAACAATAAAATTCGAACTCGACTTCGAAGTAGACAACGATTGGCAAGACGCTGACGAAACAATCCAACACATCAAGAACATCGTCCGCGATCAACTGATGCAGATGGACATCAAGAACAAGATAGGAGCGGGAGTGTCCTTTGATGGACTATACGAAGACTGGCACGACCTGACCTTCAAGACCTCTCAAGACCGATACGAAGACTACCTAATGAATACAAACCCAAAAGTGTAAGACCATGAAAGACAACGAGAACCCGCTTGCAGGAGTCGAACTCCTAAGAGCAGCAGCATATTGGTCAGGAGAACGCCCTGAGTATATGAACGACAACAAGTCAGCCGCTCAAATCATCAATGACTACAAGAAATACCTCAAAGAATCATGAAAGACATACTCGACCAAATCATAGAAGTGTACGCAAAAGACGGATTCATTATAGACCGCGAAGAAGCTGAGTCAATTAACGAAGCCATTGAGTTCGCACATGAAGTGTGGACATCTAAACTATAAACCCCAAGACAATGTACAAAGTAAGATTCCACCTCGCACAAGGCGAGAACTTCATGAAGTGGCAAGTCAAGCTTGTTGACTCCAAAGAAGTGCAGTACTACGACCCTGAAGAGGTCACGCTATTGATGAGCAAATGCAAGCTCAGGAACCAAGCATCGACAGCCAAGAAGATCAACGAAGGAGCAAACAAGACGGTCTGTGCATGGATTGACTGCGAGAATGTAAGAGTACTCGACAGGAAGATACCTCAGACACACATCGATGACTTCGTTCGCTTCAACCCAAGAATCAAGCCCTATTGGATGGGGCGCAACGAGAGCGACAACTTAGATAACCAAGAGATAGAAACCCTATGGACAGACGGACGCAACATTTTAACAACTGATATTTGCGAGTAAGAACAAAGAACACTAATATTGTAAAAACAAAGAACACATGAACAAAGAACACATGAACAACAGCCAAGCCGAAGCCCTCAAGAAGCGCATGAAACACGTTATAGAGGACGCGAACATTGTTTTGTCACACCTTATAGATGGCAAACCTTTGGACGGCATTACGGATTACGGAGTGAGAATACATACTCATCTAGACAACATCACCACTGCGTGTGACCTTGACGATAACGAATGTGAAACTTGGAAAGATTAAAGAACACATGACACGACAACTCAACCTCCCGAACGGTGAGTACATACTCGTCACGTTTACCAACGAGGGCGTAGTGTATGACCGATACAATCAGAAAGACGAACTCCAAGAGGCGTATGGGTATGACTACTACGCCGATGACCTTGGCTTTACAATCTCAAACACATGAACATGACCGACGAACAAAAACACCAAGCAGAGAGAATGTCCATGCCACACCGACGATACTCACAAACATCACGACTATGACGAAGAAAGAATTGATTGACCTGATGTCGGAATACCCCGATGATGCACTCGTAGTAATCGAGGTTCATGACACCACGCTCTACGAAGACCTCTATGACTTTACCTTCGACGGAGTATCATGGAAACGCTTTGACTTCAAAGCCAATACAGAGCAACAAATGCACGAACTGCGCTTATGCGCCATAAACCACAGCGAGAAATGACCAACGAACAAAAACACCAAGCAGAAGAAGCTATGCAAAACAGCATCTCTGTAAGCGCAATAGAGTACGAAGCATCGAACGCTTGCTTCTCCGCCTTTGAATCAGAGTTCACAGCAGCTATGGCTGACGTAGAAAGCGAAGAAGAGCGAGAGTACCTGTACTCAAGAATGAGCGACATCAGAACAGAAATCTTTAAACTACTAAACATCTGAACAATGAAGAATATACGGAGATTACTAAAACACGTAGAGGAAGGCGAATATTGGGGCGAACTAGGAGAAGATGCGGCTCGTGACCTTGAGGAAATATCAGAACGAATGTATGCGCTAGAAAGTATGTGCAACATCCTAAACAAGTGCGGGTTTCAAATCGATGGCTCATCCCAAGATACTGAGTACGTGTTATGGGCAGAAAAGCTTATCAGTGAAGCAGTAGAACAATACCATACAAACAAACGATGAACAAGAAATACCACATGAAAAAAGAAATAGTTAACCGCCTCGAATACGTAGAGGAAACATATGCAGGTGAAATAGAAACGTGGCGCGATCCCGTAACAGGAAACTACTACCACGTACCCATCGAAATCAAGCGTCGTTGGAATGAATCAGAAGTGATTGGAAACGACAAAGGAAATGGAGAAAATGACTAACGAAGAAAGCAAAGAGCTTGCTATGGTTACTGCGGTGATTGTCCAGGAGGATATCCTTGGAGGGTCGTTGTTTCAAACCTTTGACCGAGCGTATGAGATTGCAGTAGAGTTTATGAAACTATATCCTCATGACTACGATTGGAGCGAATTAGAATACGATGAAACCATCATAGAGTTTGCCAAAACAAAAATGCACAATGACTAACGAAGAACTACAAGACCTATACGGACTAGAATGGATTGATTACATAGAATACCTAGAACAATGAATAACATAAACGAAGAGGGATACTACACTGGAAGTGAGGTACAATGGAACGTAGAAGACGTTGAGATATTTGCTCAAGCCAATGGCATGGAATTCTCACAAGAGGATTACAAACGAATACTCAATGCGACATTCGAAGACAATGAACACTTAATGAATATGATTCAGGAGTGTATAGCAACAACAATCGATTTCATGCTCGACGAGGGCGAACTTAAACTAAACGACAATGAGTGAAGCAAAAATAATTGATGACTACTACGAAGCGTTAAACGTCCCTATGGAGCTAGTTTCAAGAAGGCACGAGCACCTACAGCCAAGAGTCGCTCTCATGGTTGCTATGTCAAGATACAGGACAGACACAAGGCTTGGCAACTTGTTTGGTCTTGACCGATCAAGCGTCAACCACCACAGGAACAACCACAAGAACAACATAGAAACTTGGGGAGGATACAAAGACCACTACGACCTAGCCTCCAGTATTATTAATCAAAACCTAAAACGACGAATATGAATAAGCTACAAACCATTATGAAGAATGCGTACCATTCAGAAGAAGAAAGGGACAAGGTTCTTATGCTGACTGACGACTTGACAAACGAGCTGATGGACAGGTTGATAAGAGTTCATCTAAAAGATGGAATTGAATCAGACCAAGATGACGCTGCATACGAATTTGTATGGGAACAAGTGTCTTGTTTTGTTTGGTCAATGCGTGACGACTTTAATTGGGAGTCTTTTGGTAAATAAAACCTAAAACGAAGAACATGAGCAGGAAGAAAAACAAAAACTCACAAACAACAACAGTGAGGGTAGTTTCGAGAGGCACAGAGCAAGTTGGTAGGCAACTATCACCAAGAGCGATAAGACGAAAAGAACAAAGAGAAATTAACAAAAACACAGAACAATGAGTACAATTTCAGACTGCTGTGGAGCAGAAAGCAATGAAGACATTCAAATTTGTAGCCAATGCGGAGAGCATTGCGAAATAACAGAACAATGAAGCTAACAGAACGACAACTACTCCATGCCATTGACATAGCCAAGATCCATGTCAAGCGTGGTCATGCACACCAAGACGAGGTAGATTACCTGGAGTCTATGCATGAGAAACATTATGGAAAGTTTGGATTGCAGAAGGTCAAGAACTACATTGCCCCAAATCATTCATTCCTAACCCATGAGAATTGAGAGAGAGCTTATAGACAGCGTGTACTTTATGTCAAAAATGTTTGGACTAAAAGTACCACACCTAAAAACAATATACAACCAACCTAAAAAATATGAAAGCAGAAGTACAGGGAGTTACGATCGAAACCAAGAACAATGTTGATGGTATTTTAACAATCGTTGTGAGCAAGAAAGATGTGACGTATTCAGTAATCAACGTATCTTTGGACAAACCTCAAGACAATGAAGTATGAAATAACAGAAGCCCAGGAGCAGTCAATCAGCATCATCAAGGATGACCATGCTCTTGCTAATCCAATTGGTTTTAACGAGATAGTAATTGACCACGGCATGAAGTGCCAGCTTAACTCTCAAGGCAACCTAGAGGCAACACCTGTGGATCACACCTTCCACTTTGAGATCCAAGAAGACAACAGCATCATGGTGACTGTTGAGGAAGTGTTTGACAAAGGATACAATATGTTTACAACCACACATCAGATAGACACAGACGGCACAATACATGACCTATGAATAAATCAAACTACCCCCCAAAGGCGTGCAACAGCATCAGAGAATACTACGAGCATTGCTACGAGCTGTCAGAGCTTGACAAGAACTACGACATGATGCATTTTTACCAACAGTTAATTACCAAGACAAATGAGCAAGGACAAACGGCAAGTGGGCGGTGACCACTACAAAACAATGGAGATCCAGCCACTGGAATACATTGTCAAGAACGACATAGGCTACCTGGAAGGCAATGTCATAAAGTACGTCAGCCGATATCAGGCTAAGAACGGACTAGAAGACCTCAAGAAGGCAAAACATTATCTTAACATACTGATTGAACTTGAAGTAGAAAAACTAACGAATGATGCTATACAAAACCTTGAAGAACTTGCTGACGAATCCGATTCCTCGCAAGTCACAAACTGGCTACACTCTACCTGTACCGAATGCCCCCAAGATTATGTCGACTGTTCATGTCCACAAAACGACTGACTTTCATGAGTGGTCAAAGAACCTTCACGAAGAGCGGATGAGAATTCATAATCTAGACAGTACGAACAGATGGAAAACGACCAAGAAACTGAGCTGAAGTTTTTAGCAGCCAGAAACAAGCTGAAGATACGATTAGAGATGATGGCTGACTTCGTAAGCAAATCAACGCCTGAGAGCATTGGTCAGCAGAAGTACGAGAACCTACGAGAGGTTGCCTCACTAGGTTTGCTGTTGATCCTGGAGAATGATTGGCAGTCAAGAACCATAAAGCATTTGAGAGAAGATCTCAATGCCGAAATGAGGAACAACAATGTCTTCTTAAAGAAGATGCTCGATGGCGACTCCTAAGCATTGGCCTCACCCTCCCCGTTGGAATAAAAACTACCCGTGTCCGGTGTCAGTGACTCTTTACTTATCTGCTCTTGCTTGCAAGCGATACAACAAGTCGTTTGTCATGCCGGAAGAACCTGACTGGAAAAAAATATGGAACGACTATAGGATTTTAAACAAAAACGATTAAATTTACAAAATGAAAGACGATGAAATAGCTAGGTTTAAAAAGTTGGCAGCGAGCTACGAGCTTCAAGCGACTGACTTCTGGAAATCTCCACAAGGCTTTGTGGTTGTGACAAGAAGGGGTATTGAGAAGATACAGAACGGATTAAATGCCATTGTGTATTTTGACACGGTGCCTGAGTTCAGTAGCCCGCAAGACAACAAGTATGTAGTCAAGGCGATTGGACATATACAGAAAGAAGACAATTCGCTAACGAAGATGACTCAAACCTTCGGTGAGTCCTCGCCCAAGAACACAAGAGGAGGAGCGCAAGCTTATCCGATCGCTATGGCGGAAAAAAGAGCACTATCAAGATGTATACTCAAGATGTCTGATATGTACACTTTAAATGTTTTTGGAGAAGACGAGATTAATGAGTGATGAATATGATTGGGTAGAAGACCTGCTCAATACACCCATAGAAGGCGTACCTAACGTAAACTGGAGCACTCAGACCTGGCTGCTCGCATTATTAAGAACCTCAACAATAGACCAAGATGAAGAAAGAATAATAGAAGACGATATCATTGAAGGCAAATTCACTCCTGAGTCGCTAGAAGAACTGATCATTCGACTCAAGATGAACCAACAACACTTCACGAATATACCGAACCCCTCACAAAAGCAGATCAGATTATTTATCGAAAATTTATCAAAGAATGACAATCCCTAAGAATTTAACAGGATCAATAGACCTGAACAAGATCGACGAAAAGTACGTCGTTAAAGGAAAAGATGGCGCACGTTATGTGGACATCAAGTTTGTAAACACTCCTGACAACCAGTATGGCAATGACTATTTTATCAGCCAGGGTCTTCCAAAGGCCGTCCGCGATGAGGTCAAGGCTTCAGGAGGAGACTACCCTAAGACTCCGATACTAGGAAACGGTAACGCCTACCAATGTATGGACGGACAGTCCAACGAAGGAACAAAGGACAGTGGAGGGCCAGCCAAAGCCTCTGAGCAGAAAGTAAACGACATGCCGTTCTGATGCCGAAGCCAGAAGCTAACTTAAACGCAAGAGCTTACGCCTACTTGTTGCTAAAGGACTTCCTGGAGGTCCTTGGCAACAGGGCGGACTCTTGTCTCGATTTAGAGACAGATAAAGCGGACCTTCTGTGGAGTATCCTGGAAGACACGGTTTCTGACTTTGGAACCGACGTCTGCGGAACCGAGCTAACCTTTTCGGAAGACGGATCGATGGACGTGAAGTCTGATGTTCTCTCCTTCTTAGAGGTAGGTGAGGAAGTGGTTCCTGAAGAAACCTTGAGCCTTACGTTATCGGTAATCTTTGAACGCCTGTCCGCACTAGAGGATAAAATTGACTCTATGAATGGAAAAAGTAATATCAAATATTGAATCGATGACCGACGACACGAGGGTTCATTTAGTTGGAGAGGACAAGAAGATCCCTCAGAAAGCTATGCCTTCGTCGTTGGCAGCCGTCATAAACTGGGCAGCAAACGAGGCAAGAACGCCCGTGCTTATGTTAGGGCAGGTTGTGCATCTGTTCAATGGGAGATATTATGAGGCTGGAAAGATGTACGACATAATGGAAGCAGCCCTGAACAGGCTTAACCTTCCTATATCGTTTGCTATTGACCCGGATGTATTAAGAGCAACGGAGAAGTCTTTAAGCGCCTGTATCGATCGGTACGGAGTGGATCTAGACATGAATCCAAGAGGCTTGAACTTCCGAGACGGGCGATTAATGATATCGCAAACGTCTCTTGAGTTTTTGGAGGGGCATGATCACAGGTCGGTATTCACATACTGCCTTCCCTTCAATTACCATGGAGACCGAGAGAGCTCTATTGTCTGGAGTAAGTTTATTAACCAAATCATTCCTAACGAGGAGATGAGGAGGTATGTGCTTTCTTCTTTCATTAACGCCATCGCAGGAGACCCTATGCACGCACAGAGAATGTTGCTGCTTATGGGTGTCGGAGCAAGCGGTAAATCTACACTTATTGACGCAGTGGTTGCGGCAATAGGGAAACAGAATGCGTGCCGGGTAGATGATTTAAGGAACCTAACCAAGGACGAGAGCCGATACAGGATCGACCTGGCTAACCACATCCTTTGCATCTGCGGTGACGCATCAGGAAACCTTGGCAACAAGGACGTGTTGAAACAGATCGTTTCTAAGGAGGAAATAAGCGGGCGTCGATTGTACAAGGAGGTTGAATACTTTGTACCGAGGGCCTCGCTGATCGTTGCTTCTAACGAGATTGGTTTTACACACGCCCTTGGAGACTCAGGGATTAGCCGACGGATCGATATCATCCAGTTTAACAACCCCGTGGAGGAGCGGAACAGAGACCCTTTTATTGGGCTGAAGCTAGCGTCACCAAATGAACAGCGAGAGATGGTGTTAGACATGGTGGCCTGTCTGATTGAGATGCAAAACAATCACGGTCGCATGGTCAGGCCAGACTCTTTGGCTCAAGCCCTGGACGACCTTCGTTACGATGGAGACACCTTCCTTTCCTTCTTGGGGAGCGCAGGTGTTGAGATCATAAAGAAGGGCCAGGAGGACGAGCACTCAAAATGGATTCATCAATCGGATCTGTTCGGCGCATACAACTACTTCTGTGGGCTGAACGGAAACAAGCTGGGAACGATGCGAACGCTGAAAGGTAAGTGTAAATCCCATGGAGTTTTTCAGGAGTCTGCTGGGAAGAGGCAGCACAAGTTCCTGTTTAAGGTTTCCAATGAGAAGGATTTTAAACAAACGTTTAACCTGCTGAAATGAATATACTAGAACAACTAAACAACACTAAGTTTTTAGACAATAATGAAATAGATTGGATGACATCGGACATACTAGGAGAGTTCGATTGTTTGTCGGCTAGGCACTGTGGAGATCGCAGGTTGATTGCCTGGTTTTTGCGTAACGTAGCGTACTTGCCATACAAGAAAATATCAGATGCTCTGGGTTACTTTCGCGCTCCCCAAGCATATTTAGCGGACATGAAGTTTGCTAACTCTGCGGGGATGACGTTCTCGATATCGGGTGTTGACAAACACAAGGTAGACATGATGAGGAGCATTGCCGATGGTTACTATGACTGCGGCAAAAACCTTTATCTGGATCGAGTTTCTAACGAGTATCTGGAGGAGGCTCTTCTTTATGGCGCTTGCAAAGCTTGCGGAGTCTATGACAGGAAATCTAATTACAACGCTGGGTTTGATTTGAAAAAGTCTCCCACAGACTCACAGCTTTTTAACCTAAAGGATTTAATACACATGTATGAAAACAACGAAAGCATCAATGACTTCCTTGACATATTTGAAATAACAAAGAATGAGTAAATATTCTGAACACTTAAACAGAGTCCTTGAGCTAAGGAATATGGGTCTTTCTAACACAGAGATCGCCATTAAACTAAAGGAGGAGGCTGAGTTGACTCAGTCTGAGGAGACCATACGAAAACAGATAAGCCGTATGATTCCTAAAGACGAGGCTCACGAGAACATGGTTGGGTTTGCTGAGGCAAATGGAGTGCCTGCTGACAAGGTTAGTTCTTACTGGTTTAAAGGAGATCACTTCTCTTTGCACGTAAAGAACAATAAAACCGTTGATTGGACTGAGATCCGTGACTCGCTTATCGACGACATGAAGTCCTATGCCCCGAAGTACGGAGGGTTTGACTACAAGCAATACTCAGACGGGCATTGCCTTGTGATCGATCCAGCCGACATTCATATCGGAAAGCTTTCTATGGCTTTCGAAACAGGGGAGGACTATGATTCTAACATGGCGGTTGCTAGGGTGTTGCGTGGAGTTGAGGGGATTGTAGATAAGTCTCACGGGTTTGACATTGATCAGATCGTTTTTATTGGCGGCAATGACATCCTGCACATAGACTCTCCGCGAAGGACCACTACCTCTGGTACCCCACAGGACACAGATGGTATGTGGTTTAGCAACTTCATGATGGCGAAGCAGCTTTACATAGACGTGATCGAGGCGCTGTTGTCAATTGCCCCGGTTCACTTTGTGTACAACCCTTCCAACCACGACTACGTCCATGGGTTCTTCCTGTGTGACATCATTGCAACATGGTTTTCTGAGGAGCCGAACATGACGTTCGACACCAACCTGAACCATCGCAAATACTACAAGTACGGCAACAACCTCATCGGAAGTACACACGGCGATGGGGCGAAGCTAAACGACCTTCCGTTATTAATGGCTACAGAGGCACCTTTATACTGGTCTCAAACTGAACACAGGTACGTGTATACACACCACGTCCATCACAAAACCAGTAAAGATTATCCTGGAGTCACAATAGAGTCGTTAAGGTCGCCATCGGGAGCGGACAGTTGGCACCACAGAAACGGGTACCAACACGCACCTAAAGCGGTCGAGGGATTTGTCCATCACCCTAAGCACGGTCAGGTAGCTAGGATAACACATCTGTTTTAATGCAGGTCATTCTATTACTGGCAGACGTAGGTCTGTTTGTGTTGGGATACATGATTCTAAATAAACAAAAAGAAATCATGGTCCTTGCCAACAGGCGTGAGAAGACACGGTCCAGGGTGCCTAGAAAGAAGCGTGACAAACGTTACGTGGTCGTAAAAAAGACTCATGAGCGAGAGGTGGTTCGAGTTGTGCCGACCGCCACTGAGTTTATGAGAAGTCAATATCAAAGAGTAGCAAAACAATACAATGAAAAAAAATGAAACACCGTGGGGAGAAGTAGGTTACCCCGTCTTTAAAAGAACCTATGCCCGTCCACTGGAAGGTGATTCTGGACCGACCGAGGAATGGGGAGACACAGTTGATCGCGTGGTAAAAGCCTGCGACGAACAACTTAACGTTGGCTTCACTCAGTTTGAGGAGGGAGAGCTTAAACGCATCATGATGGAGCTCAAGGGTACCGTTGCTGGTCGATTCCTTTGGCAGCTAGGCACAAAGACCGTCGATCGATTAGGGCTTCCTTCTTTGCAGAACTGCGCTTTTGTAGTTATCGATGATCCCATCCGTCCTTTTACTTGGGCATTCGAGATGCTTATGCTTGGATCGGGAGTAGGATTTAATATTCAACGTGAGAATGTGTACCAACTACCTAAAGTAAAGAACCGGGTATCGGTCGAGCGCATAGACGCTAACGACGCAGACTTTATTGTCCCTGACAGCCGAGAGGGATGGGTTGAGCTTCTCCGACGCGTTCTTGAGGCTTCGTTTGTCACAGGGGATGACTTCACCTATGCTACTCACCTCATCCGATCCAAAGGGTCTGCCATCAAAGGCTTTGGAGGCACGGCTTCTGGACCGGAGGATTTGGTCTGGGGAATGGGTGAGATCAATACGATCCTGAACAGCCGCTCAGGGCGTCGATTGCGGCCTGTAGACTGCCTGGACGTGATGAACATCATCGGCAAGATTGTAGTGGCAGGAAACGTGCGTAGAAGTGCCCAGATTGCACTTGGTGACTGCGACGATATCGAGTACCTACAGGCAAAGCGATGGGACCTTGGAGGCATACCTAATTGGAGGGCCATGTCCAATAACTCGGTGATTTGTTCAGACATGAACTCGTTGCCAGAGGAGTTTTGGGAAGGTTACAAAGGAAACGGTGAGCCCTACGGACTGATTAATCTTGATGCTTCACGCAAGATGGGACGAACGTTTGAGGTGGAGTATCCTGACCCAGATGTGCAGGGGTTCAATCCTTGTGCAGAACAGTCTCTTGCCAACTTTGAGACCTGTTGTTTGGCTGAGATCTATTTACCGAACATCGAGCACTATGAGGAGTTGAAAAAGGTTGCTCGTTATCTTTACAGGATTAACAAGCACAGCCTTTCGATCAAGTGTGCCATTAAAGAAACAGAGGACATCGTACACAAAAACATGCGAATGGGAATCGGAGTGACTGGATACCTCCAGGCTACTGAGGAACAGCGCGGTTGGCTGGACGAGTGCTACAACTACCTACGATCATATGACAAAGAATATTCTAGACTGGCGGGATTCCCAGCATCTATTAAACTTACAACAGTCAAGCCTTCCGGAACGCTTAGTTTACTTGCTGGCGTTACACCAGGAGCTCACCCAGGATACAGCCAACACTACATTAGACGAGTCCGAATGGCGGTTGATAGCGATCTGGCACTTACCGCCAGGCAGCACGGGTACCCTGTGGAGTTCGTGTTGAACTTTGACGGCACGGAAGACAAGTCTACTGTGGTTGTTAGCTTTCCATGTAAGTTCCCAGAGCACACTAAGTTTGCAGAGGACATGACAGCGATCGATCAGCTAGAGGTCATTAAACGACTCCAGGCCGAGTGGTCAGATAACGCGGTGTCCGTGACAATCTACTATCGCCTTGAGGAGCTAGACCAGATAAAGGAGTGGCTTTCAAAGAACTACAAAAACGTGAAGTCTGTTTCCTTCCTGTTGCACAGCGACCATGGGTTTAAGCAGGCTCCGCTGGAGGAGATCGACGAAAAGACCTACCTTGAGATGTCGAGCACGGTGACTCCTATTAAGAGCATTGAGGAGCTTACTATCGATGAGGTAGAGATTGATGATTGTGAAACCGGAGCATGCCCAGTACGATGACTGACGTATACGCCAAAGCCATGATTATGGAACGTCTTGCCGACGAGGAAGCCTTGCTTGCTGACGGGTTTGATCGCGCTCTGATCGGTCACACACAGGGAATGAATGTTGTCGCTGTCTATGACTACGACATATGCATTGACATCCTTGTGAAGGGTGACGACATGTCTATTGAGGACGCTGTAGAGCACATGTCCTTCAATGTAGTGGGTTCTTATGTAGGGGAGAAGACTCCCTTGTTTGTGTCGCTTACCGGATGGTTATGAAGAACATAGGTAGTTGTTGGATCTGCCAACTTCATTACTTCGGGTAGGCGAAAGGGGGAGGGTTTTGTGTGTTTCACCTTCCCCCTTTCTTTTTCAACCAACCACGGTCTACCTTCGTGTTTTTTCTATTGTCCTTCCTGCGAAGTACGCACCAAATACGGTGAGCATAAGGATCTCCAATAAAGACACGTAGCTGTCTCTCGGTATAAACGTTTCGTCCATGCCGTCCCACACCATTACGATCATAAAGAACAACATCAGGGCGATCATAATCGCTGGCCTGATAACCTTGGCCAACTTAACGTCACTTGACATGTCAGCCTCCCACCTTCGGGAAACGTTGTTTTGAAACTCAACCTCTGCGTTTACAGCAGCGGCTGCCTCGGCTTGATCTACGTCCTTGTCTTGCTCTAAAAGGTTCTTCACTATACCTAGACCTCCCTGGTCAGGTAAAAGGTCTCCTACAAGACTTAAAATGCCTGGGGCCTTAGTTTTTAGCCACTCTCCTAGCTTAGTTTGTTTAATCTTTTCCATCTATCCATTGTTTTACGTCAAACGAAGGACAAGCCTTGGTCACTCCTGGAAGGTCCCGGTGGCCAACAACTTGATCTTTATTTATGCCGTAGGTTAACATAAGGTTTTGAACGGTACACCAAAGCTCGGCTTCCTGTTCCTTTGTCATATTGTTTTCTGGGTTCATGTCTTTGTCGACACCTCCAACCCAGCACACCCCTACTGATGTCTTGTTGTGTCCCCTGGCGTGAGCCCCTTGCATCTCGATTGGTCTTCCAAGCTGTACCTCTCCGTCCCTTCTTACTACAAAGTGATAACCAATGTCTCTCCACTTACGCTCGTTGACATGCCATGATCTAATCTCTTTAACACCAATATCCATCGTGGGTGGTGTTGCCGAACAATGTATCACGATCTTGTCGAGCGTCCTCATATGCCTTTTTTTGCTAGGAGGATCTTAATCTCCTGAATAGCCTCCATGAGATCGTCTAGCTTCTTGTCCGTGACTCCTTCTTTCTTTTCCAAGCTTATGATTCTCGATTTAAGTATAGTCACATCATTGTTTATTTTTATCCATGCGCTTACTCCACCGCCCAAAAGGACGATAAACTCCACTACCATGCCTATCGCTGTGGTTTCCATTTTCATTCTAATTTTCCGTACTCACCAACTGGTATCGTTAAGACTTCTGTACCCGTTGCTGTTACGATTTGCACGGTTTTTTCTTGTTCAATAACCCACGTTTTGTAGGTGGCAAAATACTGACCATCAACCTCTTCGCATTCGGCCAACGATTCTTGTTCAAACATGTAGTCCACGTGCGGTGTAGCTGGGTCTTTCCAGCCTGCAATAAAGTCTGTGTCTGCCGCTACTTCTACTCTGTAAATGTTCGATTTTTGCATTATCCTTTTGCTAATACGCCTGCTCTTTGAGCAACGCAGTTTGTTCCTGATGAAATAACTTCTATCCAATGGCGGGAATCACTGGCATTTCCGTCGGGATCTAAATTGCCTTTAAATTCTGCCGAGTCTTCGCCACCGTTCCACATCGCTCCGTTTTTTAGTGCCACAGCATTGTGTTCAATGTTTGAACTGTTTTTATCGTCACCACGATAGTCTGTCCAACCTGAACCCATAGATGTAAGCTGGTAGCCGCCAGAAGCTCCTTTCTTGTCTGTTGTAGAATTGTCAGGACGCATATAACTCTGCGCTTCGCCCGAAAATCTGAGGTAGCCATCGCTGTCGATGTGGCAGCCTCCGTGGTATGAAAACGTGCCGAGTTTTGCGCAGTTGTAGTGAGCCGCAGCAGTGCTTGCTGCCATCGGGCCGTTTCGGTCACTGCTTGTTGTAATTAGTGGGCCTGCATGCTGGTTTGCGTTGGCGCCTGTGAAGTAGGTATTTCCTGAACTGTCGCGAAGCCACGCACATCGGTAGCCTCCTGACACTTCCACAATGTTAGTTAGGTCGTTCTTTTCTCTTGTCAATGTTGAGACAACCGATGTCGTTCCTTGGCCAGTCATGTAGTCGTAACCATACCCCGTAGAGTAAGCTTCTCCGCTTGTCGTTATTGCCCATGTATGGCGATAACCAAAGAAAATCTTAGACCAAGTTAGGCTGCTGTTCGCGATAGTCCAACCCGTCGAACCGCCAGTTGAACCATCGCCCGCTTGGCGATATCCACCATAGCCCATAAAATAATAATCGCCACCCTTTATCGCACCCCAAACGTTGTGACCGCCTGCCAAATCAGTCCAGTCTGTATCTGTGCCGTATCTGCGCCATGTTTTGTCTGCCGTAAAACCCGAACCTAACCAAGAGTTGGAATCGCAATTGTACCACAATTGACCGCTGGACGTTAAAGCCATGACCTGCGTGTAGGCTCTGCTGCATTCAATCTTGCTGAAGGTCACGGTCGTGAAGGCTTCACTGCGAGCAAACGTTGTAGGTACGTCAGCACGCATCCAAAATGAAGTACTGCCGTATAATTGCGCCCCTGTTGCAATTGGGTTTTCCTCAACCCCTGTGCCGCCTCCACCGCCACCTGTTTGCGTGGTGTAGAACCCGTCTACGTTGTCTATGTCTGTTGTTGGAACTCCTGAAATTTCTCCCATAATTAATCGATTTGAATCCAATCAGGACTCGGATTAAAATACACCATTTCAGTGCCGCCTTGTCCAGCACCAATGTAGTGTCCTATTATTCGGCTGTATTCATCTGTAGTAGTTGGTGCTGAAGCACTAACAGTACCACTCGCGCCCAGCCAAAGGGCCTGCCCTGCCGTTGCTGCAATTTGCGAGCCATAATCAATCATACCCCTTAAAACAACTGTTCCATTGCCTGTATGCCATCCTAACAGCTTTTTAGCATTTGCGTTGTTTCTGGCAGCCACAGCATCTCCTAAAACGTCACAAATCAAACTGGTGCTTTGACTTACATCTGAAGCCATGGTCAGATTTCTATCTGTTTCTAAAGTAGAAAAATCATACTCAGTACGCGCGTTACTAATTAAGGTATTTGTAGCGCTATCAAAGTCACTTATTGTGCTGTGTAATTGTGTACCTGTATGGTTGGCACGAGCCTTTAAAATTGAGTCGGGACTATTTACCGTTGCACCAGATGCGATTTGGTCTAATTTAGTCTTGTCACCATTGACAAACGCCCCTTCGCTTGGAGGCTGTTGTGCGGTGTCAGCTAATGCCCCTTGTGCATCATCAGCATAGTCAGAAGAATCAAATGCTTTGACTTGGGCTAAATTGGCAATTTCACTGTCCATTACCGCCCCCGCAGCAGTAACGTTTGCTGTGGTAGTAACATCAGCGTTAGCTTCGATGTTGGACAGCTTAGTGCTGTCCGCAGATGGATAGCTAATTTTGGTTGTGTTAGTGGTTATGTCAGAGGCTTGCTGTGTGGTTATGCCAACCTTTGCTGTATTTGCAGCTACGGCACTTGCATCGGTGTAACTAATTTTAGCATTGTTCGTTGTAATATCTGAGGCTTGCTGCGCAGTAATGCCTGTCTTTGCATTGTTTGCAGTTATGTCAGCTGCTTGCTGCGTTGTGATGCCAACCTTTGCTGTGTTGGCAGTCACTGCTGAATTTGCTGCTACTCGTGCATCAGTAAAATAAAGGTTAGTAGAACCTTCAGATAAACCATCTGTGTCGGTTGCGCCTCCGCTGGCTGTTGCTGGTTCAAATTGGGTCGTACTGTTGTTCCATTCAAGCACCTGTCCATCTGAAATACCACTGATACTAACGTCCGTATGAACGGCAATACTTTGACCAGCTACACTGGCAGTGTCTTCGACATAACTAATCACACAATAGCCGACGTCAGTGCCGCTGATGTGATCGCTTTGTAGATGCAACACATCGTTTGCTTCTAACGGCAACACATCAGTCCAAATTTTGGTCGATGTGTTTGCTGTTGCCGAGTATTCACCAATAGGTATTTTACTGCCCCCTGATTTAGTTATAGACAGTATGATGTTTGTGTTGTGATCATCGTGTATCCAACTGATATTTTTAACCAGTGTACTGCTTGCTGATGCGGTCAAGATTGTAAAATCTGTGTTCGCAGCGTTCAGTGTAATTACATCCGTTTTGTATGTCAGTGCCATGGCTTACTGTTCTAAAAATATCGTTTTTAACTCAAGTTCTGTGGTGTCTCCTGCTCCAGAGCCTCCGGTTTGATCAACTGGGACAAAATTAGATCCGTTCCAGGCTAAAACCTGGTCGTTTTGCACTCCACTTGTTGTCACGTCGTCTAGGTCACCAATGTCAACGCCGCTTAAGCTCCCGTTTATAATCACGTTTGGAAGCTGGCTGCCCGCTGTTCCTTGTAACTGAATGGCTGTTCGACTAACCTCGTACCCCGCAGGGCCAACCTGAACATTCATGTCTATGTTGCCTGGGCTCGTTTCTGAAAGCGTGATGGCCGTGTTCCCTCCCCCTGCTTGAACCTTGGCAGTGGTGGTTGTTAAAGACATATGACTAGCCGTTGTAGACTTAGAGCTGTCTGCATACACCCCAGCTCCATCATTGTTGAAGGTAGTTTTTAAAACATTAGTGATGTTTGTCAGATCCGTCTCAATGTCAGATATGTCTGTAGTGTTTGACGAAATGTTAGATATGTTAGTGGTGACTTGAGATTCAAGCTGGTTGTTTTTCTGAAACACATGATTAACACCTCCCCCAGGAGTGAAGCCTCCGTTTCCAGATCCGGGAGGTCTGTTAGGATTTCTTCCCGTGTCGTCTTGGTCCTGTTCTATTACTAGCTCAGATGAGTACCCACATCGCAGAGCTTCCACTTTTTGTGCGTGATCCTTGAACTGTAAAGTTATTGAATGAGGAAGAAAAAGTTCCTCACCAGCAGAAACCTTTGATGTTTTAAACTTCTTGTATGGCCTGCATACATCTGAAAACTGAACACTAGGGTCTAGCCGTCCTCTTATAATGGTTCCCGATATGGACTGTCTGTTCTTGCCTCTGATATTCAAGGCTCTACCCGTAGTGTATAACCCTAAAGAAGTGTACATGTTTGAGTAAGACATGTCCGACGTAGTAAAACCGTCAGGATGAAACTTAAGGTTATCCTCTCTTGACAAAGAACTGTCACTAGGATGTGTGGCGCGATACCTTCCAAAGGTTCGATTGCCTGAGTTTTCATAAGAAGCACCAAAAGCCGTAGGTCTTAATCTTTCCTGCTCTGAACCGTAAGCGTACTGACTATGAGAAACATACCTGGCGTCGTAATTCTCTGTACCGTCGCCCAAATACAACTCTATGCCTGAGAGCTGAAATGATCTAATTACAGAGTCAAATTCGCTGTAAAGACCGTCTGTTGCAGAAGCGCTGCTTTTCGTTGCAAGAGGCCAAGATGATGAGCCGAAGTCATTTCCTACGTCAATAGGGTCTCCTGAAGAGTTTAAAAGCGGATGATGATTAAAGCCATGCCCAATTTCGTAAAGTCGTAGGTTGGGGCTTATTTGAATCTTGTCAAATGTCCCTGTGGCTCCTTGGGCAATGGTAGGCGTCAACACTTCTTCGTCAAATCTGTATATAAAATGATTTCTTGACAAATCCTCAACTAAAGCGTTTGAATCTTCTCCATCTTGTTTTGTAAGGGGAGGCGAATGGAAGACGTAGCTAAATTCCCAGTCCTGAAGTATTTCTTCTGTTTCTCCTGCGTTTTCATCCGTTAAAATACTCGGATCTGAACCGATCATTATTTCTAAAAAAGCCTTGTCATAATTTGACTCGTCATCTCTTATCCACGAGTACTGTTCGTAAGTCTTAGGCAAATAATCCTCTGTAGTGTTAGGAACATCCATTTGAATCGTAGATCCATCTGATATGTGTTTCAAGGTCCTTACTCGTCTTCTCAATCTAAACCAGTAGGTTCCATCATACACCCTTATGTCCATGCGAAGAACAACTATGTTTCCAATGTTGTGATTCTCGTACCCAGAGCCTGAGTTTTCATAGGTAGTGTCTCCTGAGAAGTGTAGTCTAAACTTACCTCCCGCGTCTCCAGTGGGCATTGAAACGTCGTCTATAACTCCATTAGTAGGCACATTACTGTAGGAGTTGCTAAATGTAATGGCGCTTAGCTCATCTGTATTACCTGTAAAATGATCGACCCTGTGTAGGTAGGTTTCTAAATCAGGGCCATCATACCCTATTCCTGATCGAAAAACCAAATCACTACCAGCCCCCTCGTGTGTTTGAGCGAAAGACTCTATTGAGTAAACACCTGCGCGAGCAGCCCCTTCCAAAAAATTGGCCCCAATATGGTCTAAATAAGTGACTTGAAGGTCGCTGGTTTCGTCTGATCCATTTGAATTAAACAAAACAGAATGGCTTTGAGATCCATCCGCGTTAAGTTGCCAATTAAAGTACCCTATAGTGTCGTCGTCACCATTAATTATGCGTTCACGATCAAATATGTGAAACCTACCTTCTGAAAAACAAAAAGTAGCACCCAATGACGAGCATATGTCTTGCAGTACTTCGTATGTAGAGACAAACCCATCTCTACGGAATGCTCTTTTTCTTTCAAACTCACCACCCCTTGCCTTGCTTGGTTTAGGGCGTATGTAAAAAGACTCCGCTCGAAGCCAATAATGATTTAAAACAGCGTCATTAGACGGGAATGTGTTGTACGTGTCGTTTACAGGTCTCACTAACCTGTGCTCTGTGAGCTGTGGATAGTCATGACTTCCGTCAGATTGACCCCCTTTTAAGTAGTCGTCAATGACTGACCAATGAGGAACTTTTCTAATGACTTCTTGCAGCCAATACGTTAGGTTTTGCTCTCCAGAATAAAGATCTCCATTTGTCTCTTTAAAGTCAATGTTTTTTAGCGCGGCAAGGCCGTCGCTTGCCGTAAACGTAGTGATTATGTACCCGTCACCCACCTGCTCTGTAGTCTCTTCTGGGTGAATTACACCTGCCCACTCAAGCGTGTCCTGTGTAGATGTCTGACGATACAGTCTGACAAACATGCTAAATTCTTCGTCCGCAAAACAAGGGACGGTTATGTTATCCCTTTGGGTTTCTGTTAGGTAGGCAGAGAACTTCATGGAGGACGACATAATCGATTGCAACACATCGTCAACCGAGCCCTTCCAATCAATAACAAAGCCTGGATCAGCAATTTCCATGTCTGAAAAAGGAACAAAAGCCCCTTGACCTACAATCGTGTTGTCCCAGATCTCTATCCGATAGGAAAAGCCATCTACTACCTTATACGTCGTGTTTACTATCTTTCTAGCCATAGACTCTATCTAATGCGGTTACCCCTCGGCGGGACCCTAAAACTACGTCAGACCCACTAAGAACGCCTTCTACTCTTAGATTGTTTTCTCTACCAGACTTTGTGTTAAAAGACCCTACGCCCATGCCTTGTAGCATAAAGTTTCCAAACCCAGCACTTTTGATGTTTTCCGCCGCCATTTGAAGATTACTTCCTCCTGTTGCTATGGTTGCGAAAAGAGCGACAAGACCCCAGGCTACAGCCAGTCCCGCTAGTTTTGCGATCAAAGATTTGATTGCGTCAATTAGCGTTGTTTTTATAGCTTTACCCAACGACTCGGTTCCTTTAAGCGCCGTTTCAAATGCTTTCGAAAACAAATCACCAATACTGAACACAACACCCTCTATCTCTTGAATATTAGCAAGTAATTCTCCTTCTTCAAGTTGCTCTATTATCTCCTGTATGGCTTCATGGGCTTCATTTGCTCCGGTCTTCAAGCCTCTCATCGGGTCTATCATTCCAGCAAAAGCCGCGTCCATCCTTTTGGTCCTTTCCTCGTCGGTAAGGACTTCTATTGTATCGCTTACTTTTTTGCCTGCGGAATCAAGCCTGTCCAAAGACTCAGGAACTTTTAAAAGATCATCGGCTGCCTCTACTCCTGAAACCCCTAACGCTTTTAGCTTTTTTCCTATCTCTTCGTACTTATTCTCTAGCTCATCCAGGGCGTTGAAGTCAACGTCTTCTCCTCGAAGTCCTGCTTTTTTAAGGTCAAGGAGTTGGTTTTTTAAACTAGAATACTCTTTAACTAATTTAGCAATATTACTTATGCTGCCCTCGTCTATCTTATTTTGAATCTCATCTTCTTTTCGCTTTTTTGCTAAGGCGGCAAAGTATTGGTTTATGGCTATTGTAAAAGGATCTCCCCCAAACAGATTTACTCCTGAGTTTATTATTTCATCTGCTCTTTTTTGAATCGCCTCAGCAACACCTAGCGGAACCAACCTCTCAGCTATCTTATCAACAGGCACGGGTGTTATGCCGTCCCTGAAGTCCAGCGTTAATTTAGCAGCACCCTCTCTGACCCGTTTTTCGACTTCGGTCATGTCTAGGTCATCTAGAGCTTTTACCTCTGCCTTTACCTCAAGTTGAAGAGCTGCGTCTTTTGCCGACGCCACGGCCATTTCTTCATCAACATTTAAGGCCCTATTGATTTTATCTATTAAAGCGAGTATTCCTTCAAGGGCGAATATAATAGCCGAACCCCTTAACGCTTTACTAAAAAGTTTAAACCTTGTTGTTGTTTTTACGGCAGCCACTCCCGCTGCATTTGTAGCGACCTTAGACGCTATAGCGGCAGATGTTTGAGCGCCAAAAGAGCTGGCGACAAAACCGAGCTCCATGGCCAGTTGTCTAAAGAAAACCCTTACTCTTAACACTTTAAAACCAAGCCCTGCTATTGCGCTAACAAAAAACCCAGCAGCAGAAGTAAGACCACCTATGATTAACAAAAGAGGGCCAAGAGCAGCGAAAAAAGCAAGCGTTATCGCTATGTTTCGTTTTACCTGAGAATCCATTTCAGATAGCCCTCTAACAAAGTCAGTAATTCCGTTTATAAATTCTTTTAGTTGTTTTCCAAAAAGCTCTTCTAGCTCAATTGCAAAGTCAGAAAGAGCAGATATCAACCTTTTAAAAACAGCAAACAAAGACTCGTCCATTGCGGAAGCAAACTTATCTACAGTCCCTTCTGAATTTTCTAGAGCCTCTTTTAGCTCTTGAAACTGAGGAAGGAGATCGGCCAAAACCTTACGCCCACCCGCTCCTCTTAAACCAAACTGCTCAAGTTCTGCTGCATAACCTTTTGTAGAACTAAACAACGCGGTAATTGCTTGTTCTGCACTAAGACCGTCTTTTGCAAGCTGGCCCAATATGCGTCTAAATGTAGTACCACCCCTGCTTGCTTCAAAACCATTATCTGCAAGCAAGCCAAGTATGGCTGCCGTGTCTGTAAGTGTAAGGCCGTAGGCTGCTGCCTCTGATCCAGAATAATTTAATGCGGTTGCCAGGCTCTCAGACGTTAGGAGCGACGACTGAGTGGCTTTTGTAAAGACGTTCGTTATAAACGAAGCTTGTTCCAGGTCGGTTCCCACAGCTTTAAGGGAATCTCTAAACCTGTTCTGGTTCTTAACGACCAATTCTCCCGCTTCAGCCAGGTCCATGTCCATGGCTTGAGCGAGTTTTAAAATAGAACCCTGAAGAGCCAGTATTTCATTGTCGCTCTTTCCAAGTTTCGCTAGAGAGAGTTGAAGGTTACTAACCTCCTCTGCTGTAAAGATCGTGCTAGCACCAAGCTCCCTGGCTGTGCTTACCAGTTTCTTAATTGGCGCGTCTGCCCCTCGAATACCCTGTATTTTTCTTTGGGCCAAGTCAAAGCTACTGGCAACTTTTAAAGCCTCTCTTCCTAAGAGTATAAGAGGCGCTGATATCGATGTCGTTATATCTCTTCCAGCCTTCGTTGCGGCAGACGAAAACTTTTGCAAAGACGATCCCGCTCTTTTCATTCCTTTTGAAAAGTCCGATACATCCGCAAGTATCTTAGCCGTTACTGTTGTTTGTGCTGCCATCAGAATGATTTAAAAGTTTCGTAAAGCATTTCTGCTTCTTTTTTAGTTGGTAGTTTTTTATGGTGCTCGCTGTAAGGATTAAAGTCTTTGGGCTCAAACTTCTTTCCTTTTGCGGCATTTATGTTTGCGGTAAGACACATCATTGAAGATGTATGATTCCACATTAACTCATCCCTCATTAAGTAGCCACTACAAACGGAAGAGACTTCGGCTAAAGTCATTGTCCAAAAGGATTCATGAGAAACACCAGCCTTAAGAGCTCTAAAGTAAAGATCTTTTAGGCTAGGTGTCTCTAAATCTTCCTCATCCGTTACTTTTTTCCCTCGTCAGAAACCTGCATTGCCGAAGCCATAGCTTCAGATATAAGTTCTAGCTGACCAGAGTCAAGGATTTCCGCAATGAAAACCTCTTTGTTCGCAGAAAACTTTTTTCCTGCATAAACACAACTATTTAAAACGCTGTAATAACCAATTAAGGGAATCGAAGTAAGAGGATCAGAAGATACCCATTCATCGAATGATTCTAATTTAGTTTTTTCGTTCTTTAAAAGAAGCCTTAACGCATTCATTGTGAACAGGGCGTCGTGTTCCTTCTTCTTAAAGGTAACCTTAAACTCCCCTCGAAAGTTGTTTGATAAATCCATGTGGTTGATTAAATAAAAAAGAGGGCGACACGACTTTCATGCCGCCCTATGAAAGACCTAATTATTAGGCAATCTCCTTGTACAAGTCTCCGTATCCACGGAAAGTTGCGCTGTATGTCGCGATATCGTCTACACCACCAGTCAGTGACGCTGATTCAATAAGCGCCTGGCCTACGTAAGAAACAACACCAGCGTCATCTCCTAAACCGATTCCACCCGCTGCCTCTGCTCCAATTTTAGTGGTAAACCGTACCAACACGTACTTTGAAGCCTTCGCCAAATCCACAATCGTGATGGGAGTTCCTGTTTCCCCGTCGCCGGCGTTTGCCTCTCCTGTTAAGTCGATAAGACCGTCTACTGAGAAGTTCCATGAGAACGCGCCTGAAGCGATATAGTTGGTTGATCCACCAGTGCCGTTACGTGCTGCAACCTCATTGATAGTGTTTGAAGCGTCTAGGGTTGTAGTAGTTGCAGCCGCACAAAGGTGCGCTCCTGTAACAGCAAGCGCTGTCATATTACTACCTCCCGCCGTTGCAAAACCCACAAATTCTCCATTGGAGTCAATGCAGATCACATTGTCTCCACTGGTGGTTCCGGCTGGGTTGGCGTCGGTTACAGCCGATACTGAAACTGTTAGAGGAGAAGTCGATCCCCCGTCGATGGCGTAAACGCCTAATTGATTTGATGCTACTGTAGCCATGATTGATTATTTAAAAGTTTTGTTTGCTAGTTTGTCCAAAATCAGGACTATTTCTTTGTTTAATTTACCTACAACTTCTCTGTTCTTTTTTTGAAAAAGGCCATAGAAGTTAATTCTTTTTCCTGGGCGTATTTGTCTTGCTGGAGATGCAAAAAAGTGAGCCCTCCAACCAGCAGACTTGCCTTTCATTTTAGGACCAACTCTTCTTCCGTAAACTTTTTTTGACTTACCTTTTATTTTCGTGTTGCCCATTGGTTTGTCAAAGCCGCCTGTATTTCTTTCCAGCTTTTTATACATCTGTCCTCTGTTTAAAGCGTTTTGCCACGGAGTAGCAGAACGCCTTAAGGCTTTGTCAAACTCTCTCTCAACGGAGCTTTTCTCTAAACCTTCGCCAAAATCCCTTATAGCTCTGTCTAGTTTTTTTAATTCCGAGGCTGGTATCTTAAGCTTTACTCCCATTATACCAGTTTATAAGTTAGGTTAACACCTGTCGCAGATTCCGTGTTTTCAGAATGCGTTCCAGCGGTTGTGTTTGGAGAGAAGTCTACATTAAAAGTAATTGATCCTCCCTTGTGGTCCACTAAAAGCGTTTGCGATGCAGCGAAAGAAATCCCTGCTGGTCCCGACCCTGAAGCGATCTCAAAAGTGGCAGCAACGTCCTCCGTTGTTCCGTCCGCCTTGGTCACAACGGCGGAGTTTATTACGCTTATCCTTAGACCGCCAGTAGAGTCCGTTACACGAACGTTCCCTGTTTTTGGCTTCTCCTTGGAAAAGGATGTGAGGATGTCTTCTTGGCTGTTTGTGGAAACACGACCGCTCAACTGACCTCCCTGACGAAACGTCCTGGCCGTGATGTCGGTAGGAAAAGAGAGAGACTTATTGGTAACCGTTACAGGGTGTCCGTATTCTGAGTAAACAGAACCACCCGCTGTTCTAGTCACTGAGTTCTCACTGTCCCTAGAGTTTAAGGTGCTGAGATAATTTGCAATAGGTCCAATCGGTGTTAACCTGTAGTAAAGAAATCCCTGAGTGTCTCCGTAAGGAGTGCTGTACTGAGCAGCATCCACATCAGACCAGTTGGCCGTGGTTGCTTTGTAGAACTTGTTCCCGTTTGTGTCCGTAGTAGCAGAGGCAGTCCCGGCACCGATCAATATATCTGTACCTGTAAACAAAGATACTCCACCTACCTCTAACCTAGCGTAAGGAGAGGCGTTGCTTGGGTACATATTGTACCAGGCAGACGTGTAGCCCCTTATCTTCCCGTCAGCGGGAATAGCCAAGTCTCCTGCAACAGTGTACGGGAACCTTTCTTGCACGCTCGTTATGTTTGAGGACTCTTGAGAAGCAGCCCCGTCACCAATCGTGAGTGTAGCCGCAGATCCAAACACGTAGTTACCGCCTGACTGCTTAGGAAACGGAGCGTTCTCTATGACCTTAAAATCAGCAGACGTTCTGGTATGATCAGAGTCGTAAGCTGTTATGAATTCATAGTCCTCGTTCGGTAGTCCGAAAAAAGTGTCATCGTCTCGGAGCTCGGCCCGAAGCTTCAGTACCTCGTGCCGCCCTTCATACTGTATAGAGTAGATCCGAAACTTACCTCCCTCAAAGTAGATGAGGTCCTCAAACTTAACACCCTTAAAGTACCTACAGCGAATCTCCGCTTTGATCTTACCTGTGCGCTGATCTTGGATCTGATCCTCCGACGCTCCTGCTGATGGTGTACCTATGTACTTAAACTCAGCGCCTACGTCTTGCTTGACCAAAGACACGACTTTGATCTTCTCTCCTCCGCTACTAACGGTCATTGATTCCCTGTAGAAGGAAATCTTGTTCTTCATGCTGCCTGGAGTAAGTATCGCCATCAGTATCGTCTTACGGAGCCCAGCAACCGCTGGACGCCCTCTTTGATTTCCGTGGTGATACCTCCTACATACTCAGCCTCCCGGTGCGAATCATAGTGCGCCACGAGCATAAGTGCTGCCTGGGTAAATTGCTTGGGAAGGTCTTTTACATTCTCTCCTCCCGATAGAGTAATCTTATACAGGTCGTAGTCCTGGTCCTCGTTGATATCGTCGGGAGCCTCTGCTCCTGTGAAGTCAATCTGGATTGGGTACCCTGTATTTCTAACCTTTGCCTTAGCGTCTATGT